GACTCTGTAATTATGTTTAAATTTTTCTTATATTTATTATTTAATGTTTTAATTAAATTGCTATTTTCTGTTGTAAAAGATAATTTTCGTTTTCTAGAATATGGCTGAAATGTTGATTTTTGATTTTCAATATCAAAAGCTTGATCTAATGTTTTTTTACCAGTTGCATCCCAACCAAATGCATTATCATGTTGTCCAGATTTAATTCCTTCTTTTGGTCTTCCTCCTACATCACGGTCCTCCACTTCATCTGATGACATATGTATTGTAGCCAAATCATGTGGCGTACCATATGATACTCCTGTTACAGAAGGATCATTTCCTTCCTGTTCTATTTGATTTTGTCGGAATCTTAATTTAAGATCTTCAATAACATTTGTTCTTTCATTTAACCATTGCTCTTCTGACATATTAAATATGTATTCATATATGTAACGATCAGAAACTAATTTACTATCTTTCATAGTATTAGCTAATGTTATTTTTTCATTCATTAATGCAACTTTTTGTTGATCGTAAATTATAGACGGCGCTGTTAATTCTAATTCAAATCCAACTAAATCTTCGCCTTCAAATCCTTGTGCATATAAATGAACAATAGCTATCTTAGTTAATTCGGAAATCATTATTTTTTGTAAACGCTCTATAGTTCTAGCAAATCTAATATCCATTGAAGCTAATGTAGTTTTTCCTTCTACTCCTTCATCAAATCCTAAAAATGGTTTTGGTATTTTAAGAGCAGCCATCATTTTATGTTTAACATAATTAATATCATCTATTCCAGTAAATGTCATTCCTGGCAGTGTATCAATTGATGTAGATGATTGTCCTCCCCTGACAGGTAAATAATAATCTTCTAACATATTATTTAAATTGAATTTAAGATTATAATTACCAGTTTGTGCATCAATATGTGGTATTTTTTTCATTTTATTGATAACTTGTTCCATGTAAGTATCAACTTCATTTGGTGGTATATTACCTATATCAATTTTAAAAATACGTTTTTCTGGTGCTCTCATGATACGATGTATTAACATTGCATCTTCTAACATCATTAATTTTTGAAATTCTTTTCTAGCTCCTTCTAACATACTTCTACCATATGGTAAAAAGTTTGAATCTGATATCATTCGGAAATGTGCTACTTCATATACATCATAACCATTATGTGGGCTTGATGCGTGTCGAAATTTTATATTATATTCACCAGTCTCTTCATTAAATTCTTCAGTTCGTTCTACTTCATAACTAGAAAAAGGTCTTGCGTTTACTATTCCTAATTCATCTGATATATCTAATTTTAAAAAGAAATCTCCATATTTTGCCATGTTTCTAATCCATGGCCACATATTAAATTCAATATTTAAAACATCGTTAAATAAATTTTGTAATATTTTTTGAATATTTGTCTTATTACTTTTAATAGCTAATACTTCTCCGAATTGATTAGCTAATGTAGATTCATCTGAATAAATATCTAATGCAGAACTGATTATTGGATCTTTATCCATCATTTCATAATCAACATACAATTGAATACGATTTTGATTTGCATAATAGTTTGAATCATA